CCACTGTAGGAATGGTTCAAGTTCTAGGGACTCCTAGCACCTTCCAAGCCTCTTTCAGGTCTACCCCAGCCGTTGTTATCCAATGTCTGGACTTTGCTGGCGCGGCTGTAAACCCTGCTTCCGGTGAATCCTTTTGGATTGAAGTAGTTGTGAGAAATACCGCCGTTGGAACAAGGCCAGGAGGCTAATATGTTACCTCAAATGAAGAAAAAAGGGGTAGCCATGATTGTGGCTTCCCTTAAAAACGGTGGAGGAGAGGGCCAGGAATCTAAAGAGTCCTCCTCCAGTGATAGTTGGAAAACGGAAGTGGGTGAAAAAAGCTCCGAGCTTTACGAATTAAAACGTGAAAAAAGACTCCTTCTTGCCGAAGGTGTTCTTGAAGCAGTTAGGACTAAAGATGCAGAGGCCTTGGCTGATGCTTTAGAGTGGTTTTTTGAGTGCTGTGAGGAAGAATAAAAATGGCTGTAACACTTGCGAGCTTAATTACCCAGACACGTCAACGAGCCGATATTGAAGGCTCTCAAGTTGTTACAGATTCCGAATTAACTGGGTATATAAACTCTTCTATAAAAGAACTTTATGATATTTTAGTTTCTACCTACGAAGACTACTACCTATCCGAAACAACTGCTACAGTCGCTACAGGCGATTCTATTACATTACCTACTGATTTCTACAAACTTAGAGGATTAGATTATGCGGAAGGATCTGTTTATTACCCTGTCCTCCCGTTTAAATTCAACCAAAGAAATCAACAAAATGTTGAACTGTTTTCCGCAACCCCCGCCGTAAAATCCCGCTACAGAGTTCAAGGGAGTGTTATTAAACTTGTCCCTGCCGCAGCAGCTGCTGGAACCTACCGTGTATGGTATATCCCACGAGCCACAGAATTGTCTTTAACCACCGATACCTTTGATGGGATAAACGGTTGGGAAGAGTTTGTTATAGTAGATGCAGCTATAAAATGTATGATTAAGCAGGAACTTGGTACGCAGGAACTGGAAAAACAAAAGAAAGATTTAATACGTAGAATTGAAGCAATGGCCCCTAATAGGGATGCAGATGCGCCAGCATGTATAAAAGACAACGACGAGCATATGCACTCCTTTCTGGATAGGCGAAGATGGCTGTAATACCATTTCGTAAAGTCCATTTTAATGACACCGCTTTAATGCTTATGCAAGATGCGGTAAGCCAGTCTATCGGCGCTTTAAACCAGAATGAGATTCTAAATTCCGTCATAATAAAAGATATAGTAGTAACAGCCGGAACCCCTAAACAAATATCCCATTCTTTAGGGAGAGATTATACGGGCTGGCTAGTTATCCGGAAAAACGCTGCCTCAGATATTTATGAGTCTTCTACTACAAATCCCGCCACAAATAGGTTATTATACCTAAGTGCTTCAAATACAGTAACCATAACAATTCTAGTATTTTAGGAGATTTTATGACTACCACCGCGAATATGGGGCTATCCCTCCCCTCACCTGGAGTGGATGAGGGCCCTGGATGGGCAGAACAACTTAATGATTCCCTTTCACTCGTTGATCTACATAACCACACGGCAGGGAAAGGCCCTAAAATCCCCGCGGCAGGTCTGGATCTTCAGGCTGATCTGACTATTAACAGTAATAGTCATACAGATGTTAAATCAGTCAAATTCACCTCTCAATCTTCATCTCTAACAACTACAAACGCAGTTTATGTGGTAAATGGGGAGCTTTATTTTGCAGATAATGGCGGGACGAATGTTCAAATAACCTCTGGTGGCGGGCTTAACCTAGCCTCCACGGGAACTATCGGTGGAGACTATGCCCAAGTAGGGGTAACCGCGACAGTAACTTATTCAGATACTACTAAAACTTATAGCTTTCTCCAAGCAGCGGGCTCCACAGCTAAACTATATTCTGCCAAAATATCTCTTGCAGATTCAGCGGGAGGTTCAAATGCTGTGGGGATAATACCTCCTGTGGGACTAGCTTCGGGATATGATTTGACTCTCCCCATAACCGCTCCGGGGGCGGATCAAGTGCTTGCCTTCGCTTCAGGTGGCCAGGCCTCTTTTAGAGATATAAACGGAACCACGGGACAAGTATCAGTTGCTAAGACAGGCTCGGCTTTTACTGTCGGTCTACCAGCCACTCTTACCCAGGATCATAATTTTACAGGTAACACAACAGGCAGAGGGATACTTCCAGTAGGCGCTATTATCGCCATGAATACAAATTTGACCGGAGTGACTGCAGTAACCGCAACCACAGCGGCCGATGCAAATGGTTTCGTCGTATGCGGAGCAGTCACACAGCCCCAAATCATTGTTGACCCAACCTCCCCTCTCAATGGCCAAACTATCCCAAACCTAAATGATTCCTACTTCCTAATGGGAGCGTCCTTATCTGGGTCTACTGGAGGAGCAAATAGCACGACTTTAACAACTACCCAGCTTCCGGTCCACACCCACACAGTAGTTAGTACTACTCATACCCACACTATAGCTCACGTACACCAGACCACTTGGAACAGGGAATGGGTATCTTTGCAGTATGCCGTGGACAACCGGTCTATCCGTGACCCTTCTACACTTTCTTTCGATTCTTTTACAGGTAGTCAAAAAACATTGGTGTATGACCAGATTCTAAACGGAGCTACGACAGGAAGTACACGTCTGGCCCAGATTAGCTCTACAGGAGGTGCAGGATATTCTGCCGGAGCTATTGATGGATCGGGTAACGCAGCTATTTCAGGAGCACCTACAGGCACGGAGCCATCAGGAGTTGCTGGTAGCGGAAGTAGCTACGATTCTAGGCCAAAATTCTTTGCAGTGCGTTTTGTCATGCGGATAAAATAACCTTAATTTTCATGTAGTTGCGGTTTAGTTAAAGTTTTATAGAAAAATACCGATAAGGGGTTTGAGGATAATTATGGAAGCTAAATATTTGGTCTATGGACATTATAGTGACGGTGGGTCTTGTTTTTACGTTGGCATTGGAAGTGAGGAGAGATCACGAAAGTTCTCTAGTCGCACCGCTTATTGGAAAAACTATGTTAAAAAGCACTGTGTTAGCGGTAAGCCTGAGGTTAAGATTTGGCATCGAAACCTAACAGGGGAGCAGGCTAAGGAACATGAAATCTTTTGGATTTCTATTTATGGTCGTAGGGATCTAGGAACCGGGTGTTTGGTTAATTTGACAGATGGAGGTGAAGGTACACCTAATCCTTCCTTAGAAACACGTCGGAGAATGTCTAAGGCGCATAAGGGAAGGGTTAGGGGTCCTCAGTCAGAGGAGCACCGCAGAAAAATCGGTTTAAAAAGTAAAGGTCGTAAACATAGAGAGGAATCAATTCAAAAAAATAGACAGGCCCATTTAGGAAAGAAAATGGGGCCTTGTAGTGAAGAAAGAAAACGCAAGATAGGGGAAGCAAACTCCGGCAGAAAACACACGGAAGAAGCAATTCAAAAAATGAGAGAGATTAAAAAAGGTAAAAAAGCATCAGAAGAGACAAAACGTAAAATGAGTGAGATTAGAAAAGGACGTCCAAGCCCAACTAAAGGCAAGCAGCATTCAGAAGAAACACGACAGAGAATGTCAGAAACAAGAACCAATAGGGGGAAAGGCTATTCTTTTAATAAAAACCGTAAAAAATGGGTGGCGTATATTACCATCAATAATAAACGAAAAACCCTCGGTTTCTTCGAAACTGAAGAGGAAGCGGGTACCACATATCGCCAGGCATTAAACGAATTATTAAATATATCATGAGGATCAAATAGGTATGACAAATATAATAGATTTTGGTGATAGATTAAAACAGAAAAATCTAAACACCCGTGCAGACCGGATGGTAACACTCTCGGCTTCTATAGATAAGTTACTAAACGGCTATATACACGACATGGGTGGACTAGATGACCATGTAATAACTGAATTACTCACCTATTTAAATTATGCATTTTTAAACTTAGAAGATATGTTAATGGATAAAAGGCACGCAGAAATGGCACATGAGCTAGCTATTAATGCTTTTTTGGAGAAAAATAAATGAATATGCGTTATAAATTCTATTTTCGCCGTAAGTTTTTTTGGAAATCTTTCGTGGTTATCGGGCATAAATATGAAGCCTCCGTGGACAAGATGTTGCTCTTTTTCGAAGACGGTGGCGTGCAGGAGATTAAAAATTTTAAGAACTGTGAAGTAAAACTTAAACAAGATTGGGTATTAGCCCAGAAAAAATCATTAGAAGCTCAAACAGGACAGCCTCTAAACATGGTGGTATAAAATGGCTCTTCAGAAACAATTAGCCCAAGCCCCTTTAGGGCTAGGAATAGATACAAAAACCGACCCAAAACAGGTAGCCAGCTCTGGCCTACTTGAGCTAGAAAACGGCATCATAAAACAGACGGGTGAAATCAGAAAACGTTATGGTGTTGCTAAACTTAGTGATGACATTCTTCAATCTGATTCTACAATTAGTTCATGCTCTAAACTGGAAACCTATAACAACGAACTTCTTTTATTCAATCCAAATAATGTGTTTTCCTATGCGGAATCCTTAAATGCTTGGGCTAATAAAGGGCTTTTAAGCACGATAGATGGCTCCACTTCACCTGTGGTTGCTAATAGTTATGAGCAAACAAGTGGAGATATTGCATCAACCAATGGGGTAACTCTCTATACGTGGGAGGATAGTCGTGGGGGAGTTCGGTATTCAATTATAGATCAAGCTTCAGGCGCGGCTCTTGTCTATGATGCCCAAGTGAACATTAACGGTATGCGCCCAAGATGTGTAGCTGTAGGTGCCTATTTCTTCTTATTTTGTTACCAGACTTTTACCAACAATCTAGAAGTTTACCGAATCTCTGCTACTGATCCTAGCCTAGGAGTATCTGCTACGGCTGCAGGAGATATCTCGACCACCGAACCTATTTATGATGTTACTGTGTTCGGCTCCCGTATGATTCTCGCATATAAAAACAATGCCGGTAAACTAAAATTTACTTACTGGTTGCAGACAAACATTGCGGGAAACCCTTCCTACGGAGTACCTTCGGCGCTTGAAATTACCGCCGAAACTCCCTCCCAATGTTTAACTGTTCTGCAAGGAGAGGATTTTGGTTCAACAGCCACATTCAGTATTCTGTTTTTTAATAGCTCTACCGGGCTTAGGCATTTAGCTTATTATGCAGACTTTACGGAGTATAAATCCGCCATTGTGGTAGATGACGTGATTTCACCTGCCGTGCGGAATGTGACTGCAGTAGCTCATGACGGGAAAATAGAATATTTCGCGGAATATAATGCAGCCTCCGCTATCAATCGTTATATAAAACGTGGAGAAGTCTATTTAGCCCCAAATAGTGTTGCAAACGTATTTGAATACCAAAGGGCCGGCGGGCTCGTCTCTAAAGCCTACCGTGTAAATAATGCTACGAAAGTCCATGTTAGTTATGAATCTCCTGCAAACTTTCTTAATACTTTATTTGTTTTAGGAACAGCTGAAGACCGAAGTGGTGCTTTGGGGTGGGGCTACAATTGGGGTTATGATTGGGGAGGGGTGTCCCTCTATGCTGTTGTAGAAAGTAAACTTTTGACAGGTGTTCATGGAGGCCATAATATCAGTGGCTCCGGAGGTCTTTCCGGATCAAGCCCTTTACCTGGAGTCTGGTTTACAAATACAAATGAGGTTATCTCTTGTACCTCTAGAAGAACAAGAATTGTGGCAGACAATACATCCACTTATACCCTTCGAGGTTTAGATAAAATCGAAATTGACTACAATGCTACCCGTGTTGGCCCTTCAGCCCAACTCGGCGAGAATCTCCACATACCTGGAGGTTTTCTGAGAGCTTATGATGGTGTCAGTGTAGTGGAGCACGGTTTTCATATGTTCCCTGACGCAATCCAGGTAGCCAATTCAGTTACAGCGGGCTCCGTAGCCAATGGGACTTATCAGTATGTGGCTGTATACGAATGGATTGATGGGAAAGGCCAGCTCCATAGATCAGCACCTTCTATACCTGTATCCCATACTGTCTCTGGAGGCCCTAAAGGCGTGGACATCACCGTCCCTACCTTAAGATACACTGCAAAGCAAAGCCCTGAGAGAACGGCCCCCACCGTCGCTATTTACCGGACTACAAATGCCGGGACGCTTTACTACAAAGTGAGCAGTGACACAACTCCTCTATATAATCTGGTTAATGCAGATACTGTAACATCTGTAGACACCTTAGCGGATGCCTCAATCACATCCAAACCTCTTCTTTACACCACAGGTGGAACACTAGAAAACATTTCGGTTCCTGCCTGCAACATTGTAACTTCCTTTGATAATCGTCTGTTTATCGCAGGATTAGAGCAACCTAATGACCTAATGTTTAGTAAACAATGGGTAGTGGATGAAGGAGTTGCCTTTAACGACTTCCTCCGAATTAATGTGAGCCCTACCGGAGGAGAGATTACCTCCATATTCCCAATGGATGACAAGCTTATCATCTTCAAGCAAAATGCTATTTATTACCTCTCCGGTGAAGGCCCTACAGATGTAGGCCAGCAAAACCTTTACCGTATCCAACAGATAGCTTCAGATGTAGGTTGTTCCGTGCCTGAAAGTGTTTGTTTGATGCCTTTGGGGTTGATGTTTAAATCCCTCAAGGGAATTTATCTCTTAGACCGAGCCTTGAATGCTGTTTATACCGGTTCCCAGGTGGAGGCCTATAACGGTTTGTCTATCACCGGCGGAAACTTAGTTCCCACCCAAAACCAGGTTCGGTTTACTTCGTCTGAAGGTAGGACGTTGGTGTTTGACTATTATTTCAAACAG